GTAAAAGTTCGACGCTGTGACATCATTTCCGTTGGTTGTGACCCATACAGTGTTGACTGCTGTCCAAGGGACATTCGTTGAGCTTTTCAAACTCGAAGCGATACTCCCCGCCGTCACGGTGCCGCTGAAATTGCCGGTTGAGCCTGTGGTTACCCCGGTCGCGGACTGCCCGTAGTTGCCGTTGGTCCATCCGCCCTGGAAATGAAATGACAGGTCGTTTGAAAATCCTCCAGCCAGCGTCAGCCCGACATTATGCTTGTAGACATTGAACCATGTGCCGCTTGTGCCATCCAGAGCCACTTCTGGCACTTCATACACTCCACCCAGTTCGAGCGATCCCGTTTGCGCTACGGCAACCGGATAAGGAGTGCCCAAAACGGCATAAGGACTGTTGACGCACAATGCGGCCTCGGTTGGTGAAGCCGTCAGAGCCACTCCGAGATAATTCGCATTGACAGTTCCAAGCACATCAAGAGGAAAACTGGCCGTCAATTTGCCAATCGCCACATTTCCTCCAAACGGTTTTAGCGCCAACAAATTCCCGGTCAATGTAACGTTGTTTACGGAGTCAATAATACCAACGTCAACCCCGGCATATCCTAACACGATTGAATCAGCAGGGTTAGCAAGATCAAATCTGGTAGTATAATTGGTGACTGAATTGGCAATCGTCGTGATCGTCTGGCCGCCGATAACGTGCAGTGCGTTTGTAGGGTTTTGCGTGATGAGTCCGCCCCCAATCGGCATCCGCGTCGAGTTGAGCAAGTAGGTGCTGAGATTGGTTTCGTAGATGCCGTGGAAAACGTTCGCTGAACTGGCGGCGTTTCGGGCAATCCATTTCCCGTCTTGCACCCGGTTAGCCATGTTAGGCATAACCATTGATTGCTGGATATGGCTGTTTCGCAGGGTGTCAACATTTAAGACAGTCAAATTCACATCGTTCGTTCCGTTGAAATAACTGCCCCAAAAATTCAAGCCATCCATAATCGAAAAGTTCGTTGCGGTTATGGGGAAAATGCTGGAATTGTAAATACTCACGTCCTGATAGGTGAGCGCATCAGAAATAAAGATTCCGTTTTGAGGGGTCGGAATCGATGATTCTTGACGGCATCCGTCCACCTCAAACTCAATTCCCGCGTGGCCCAGAACGATTTGATTCGTCGCGGCCTGAGAAAAGAAGTAGCAGAGTTGCAATTTGTGTGCCAACTCGAATTCATCGACCAAACAGGTGGAAGCCTGAAAATTATCCCCGTCGATGAACTTGCAATTATTCCATAGCTGGAAACTGTTTCCGCCGGTCCCGCTTGCTGTAGTGGTTGTGTAGAGACTGACAATGTTCGTTCCGTAAATGTTGGTGGTGCTTTCGCCGCAATAAAAACAGGCCGTCGCGTTGCTATACACAGAGTTTTGAGCGCCGAACTTGCAGTTTTCAAATTCGTTTATTTCGCTGGCAATTGTGTAAACCGTCGAAACCTGATACGCCCCGTAGATTTGAAGGTTTTTAAATCGGGATTGCCCTGAGTCATCAGCGTCAGAAAACCTGCCTATGCAAATACCGCACGAGGGCAAAGCATTTGTCGAGTTGATCGCAAAGTCATCCATCTCAAGAAAGTTGGCTCCGATACAATCAAGCATCGGATAGCCGTTTGAGATCGGCACTAGGAATGTGTTGCTTGGCCCGTTGCCGCGAACACTCAATCCACTACAGGATTCAAGATTCAAGCTGCCGAGCAAAAAGACGCCATTAGGAATGAGCATAATTCCTCGATTCAATGGACTATGGGCACAATTATAAAAATTTGTCGTGTCATTATGAGGCGCGCCCAATGCGCCCCAAAATCGCACGTCGCTTGGCCCGTAAATGTTTGTGCCGATGACATACGGCGCATTGGACACCCACGCATTGTTCATCCCGGCAATGTTGCTAATGCCGGCCGTCTGTGTGAGATTCCCTCCCGCATCCACGCTGACCAGGCCCGGCGTGGCGGCCAGGCCGAGAACCTTTGCGCCCGTGGAAACATTCGTCCCGCTCGTGTCGCCAGGCGTGCCGTCCCCTGTCGCGTAGGTCGCTTTGGCGAGGCGCGAAAAACCGCTGTCCGTCGATGACGTGTTCGGCCCGCTAATAATGCTATTGACGGTCACGTTTCCATTTCCGTCGGAGGTGAAATGGCTGGAATCGCTGGTAAGGCTCGGAAGGACAACCGGCCCGGTGGCAGGCACCAAAACCTGCCCGTTCAAATTCAGGCCGCTCGCAACGCTCTGGATCGTCGCCGTATGTCCCGCAACCCCCGTTCCGGTCAAAGAGAGCGTCGGCGATGAATTTCCAGTGCCGGTAATGACAACCGGCCCGGAATTGGTCAACGGGCCGCCGTTGGTGATTCCCTGCGTTCCGCTGTTTGTCACGCCCGTCGCTATCATGCCCGTCCATGAGCCGCCGCCACCTCCTGTTGCGCTCAGGATTCCACCGGAAATTGTCACTGTGGAATTGTCCGGCTTGACCACCCCAAGAACAGATGAGGTCGCTGTCGGCAAAACCGCAACCGACACCGTCCCGGTCAATGTCGCCGCATTGATGGAATTCGTTGAAGCTGTGACTTGGCCCGCGAGTGAATTCGATGTTGCTGCTATTGCCGCATTGACGCCGTTCGTCACTGTTGAAAAAGAAATCGAAATTTCATTCGACCCGTTTGCGGCAGTGGCAACCAGCGAATTCGATGAGAGTGAAAGATTTGTTATCGCCGTAACCGTCAATGCCGAGGCGGTTACGTTGCTTGCGACGGTTAAATTCGCGGTGGCTGCTAGATTACTCGCCCCAAGATTATTGTTGAGCGTCAAAGCCGCGGCATAATTATTCGTCACAATCGGCGAAGCCGCGCCAATCGTGTAATTCGGATAAACACCGCCAAGAATGATTCCCTGTTGCCCGGCAAGATTCGTCGGCGCTAGTCCAGCCCCAAGGAAATTTGTTCCGGTGAAATAAACCCCAACCGTCAAATTCGGGAACAGGGTAATTCCAGCAACATCGTAAGTTCTCGCATTATATGGTCCCGCGCCATTCGTGAGAACGGCGGGGAAATAATTCGTGCAGGCGAAAGTTCCAAATGACGGCCCGGAAAATGTCACTTGGTAAAACGTGCTTGTGATGAGGTTGGTTGCCGTCACAGCCCCATTCGTGATGCCGGGATAATTTTGCGGGGTGAACAAAACCGGCGCCGGGATATTATACCCGTTGGAACCGTGCCAATACGGTGGAATGGGTTTCAAAAAAACGCGGCTGACGAGGTTTGAAACGCCTGGATACGCCGAAAATGTCCATGTGGCGGCGATATTGCCGCTTTGGGCGCGCACGGTAAGGCAAACCCACAGAAGGGCGAAAACCCAAAGACAACGTTTCATTCGCCAATGGGCGAAAGTCAAATTTGACTAAGGTTGAATCGTCCAGATGCTCGATGGCGCGTACTGGATGTTGTCCGTATATATCGTCGCGGATTGACCGCTTCCATCAGTTATCCCAAGTTTCAGCAATCCTGGCGAAGTGAAGTTCGCGCCAAGTGTTCCCACATGGACTAGAGTTGCCGTCGATAGATTAGCCCCAATAACAGACACGTTGTAATTCAGGTTTCCTGAACCTCCCAAAGTGGAGGCGGTGCATTCCGCCGTGATACTCAAGGTTGAGGCCCCTGTCGTCGCGAAAGAGCCGGTATCAAATATGGTGTCAGCAAAAGCGTAAACCTTTATTTCCCAAGTGCCAGTGCCGCTCAGTGTGATTCCCACCCTCCTGGTTATCGTATCGCCCAAATTTGTAAACACATTCGCGGGGATGGTATATTGGTCATACGGTTGCTCGCCGCTTCCGCTGGTTGTTATATTGAAAAAATTGGTGAGCGTTCCGACTGTGGCCGCTGGGAGCAATTGCGAACCAAATGCCACCGGGAATGCGGTATAGACAACCTGCGAGACGGGCGATATGGCAAAATCGCTTTGGAGCGGGTTTCCCGGGCTTGTCCCAGATGCGCCCTGCAAAAATGTCGCACCGCTTCCGCCTGGATCGACCATTCCAAAGCGGGCTTTGGAGGTGCTATCCTTTAAATAAAGGTCAAACCCGGTTCCATCATCAACCTCATCAAGAAACACCGGCGTTCCGGGAGCGGTTGTGTTTGCATAGAGCGAGAATTCGCCTTGATATTGAGCAGTCATGCGTTTGGCTTGTGCGGAGCCAGGGCCATACCCTGATGAATTTGTAAGAACTATTGAGCCGGTGCCATATCCGCTTGAACCCGCCGAATCTATCCACGGCGCAATTGCGCCGAGCAACGGGTCAAACAATGTCCAGAGCGAGTTCGAGGCGGCGTGAGTGTAATTGGAACCAAGATTGACCTCCAAATCCGTATAGTTTGACGACCAAAAAATCACAGCGTTGGACACCCCGACGCTCGTATTGGACGTGATCGTGATAAGGGAATTTGACGTTGCAAATACGTAATTGCTCAATGCCGTTCCGAGCGCGGTGCCGAAATTCGTCCCAAGAAATTCTCGGAACAATGGAGCGCCATAAAAAAAGGCGTTCGTTACACCAGGATCATTGAACAAACCGACAAACCAGTTTTGGTCATTCGTCTTTTCAATCAACCCGATTCCATTCGTCGGCAATCGGACAACTTGCGCCGATGACAAAGTCTGCGTCGAAAGCGTCCATGTCAGCCAGAAGGACGCAATTGATGCCGTTCCAGGGCCGCCCCAATTGGTTGCGACCGTCAATGCCGGCGGACTGCCCGCGAGTGTTTGAAATTGAATGACGTTGCTTGCGGTCATCTGGACGTTCAAATACGGCGAGGTTTCGGGATACGAAATGAACGCATTAAACAGATTCGTTGCCGTCCCCGCCTCGGTCAGGTTCGTGAGGATTTGAATATTTGCGGACGGAACGGAGTTCGTGAAATTCCGGCTGTGACCGTTAATGATGAGGTTATAACCGTTTGTCGCGATATTCGTAACGGTCAGCGTCGCGGTGATAATCTGCGTCTGCGCGTCTGCGCGCGGTGCGAAAATCGCGCAGAAGATAATGAAGGCAAAGAGACTTCCTCCAAATCCCTTCGCGACCTTCTGTAAAAGTATTCTCATTTTTAATTCGCCGGTGAAGCGTCCAAGGATGCGGTGCCATCCGCGTTATCAATCGCCTGCACAAACAGCTTCTTCCCGTTGGGTGTGGTCAAATAGAAACCCTGGCCGGTTGGCCCTCCTGGGATCGAAACACCGCTGACGGGAACAAAAATCATTCGCGCTTGCTCAAGTGAAATCGGAGTAAGTCCGGCCGGCACGACTATGTTGGCATTGGGGATGCCAGGCTTGAGTGTGACTTGCGCTTCAAAAACCGTTGTGTCGCCAGCCGCCGTTTGATAGCCGATCACCAGATACGCCGAGGCTTGCGTGTTGTTGCCAATGAGCGTAATCAGGCCCGCAGTGTTGAGAGCGACCGTTGCGTAAAAGTATTGGTTGTTCGGGTCAGTGCTCCAAACAATCTGCTGCGAATACTGGACGTACGAGCCGGAATTCGAATCCAAGCCGTTCGTCAAATACAGCATCAGGTTCAACCCCGCCGTATTTTTAGGCCCGAAATTGCTGATGCCCGGCGTGGTCGTTTGCAGCGGGTCCATCAAATAAACCTGCAACTGGACGGTGTCCCCGATGTAGAGCGGGAGCGACGTGGGATCGACGGGTTGCGATGTGTTCAGGCTGGAAATCAGCCCCTGCCCATTCGTCGTCACATATAAAGTCAATTGCATTCGCGCCTTACTCGTTGGAAAAAGTCAATCATTGCACGGTGAGAAGGTTTTGGGATGCGGCCGTAAAAGTTTGCGGCGCGGGAAGCGGCGGCCAAGTGTCCGAGCGAGGAACTTGCGCCGGCGTCAATCCAATCCAGAACACGAGAGCTTTGCCGGTCGCAACCGTGCTCACCGGCCCGTTGAAACAAACCGCGCCGTCCACAGTGAGATTGACCACTTGAATGGTCGATGGGTCACAGGGGGAAAGATTGTGCGCGGCGTCGTAATCGTGCAGAGCGATGCAGCCTTTTGTCCCGGCCTTGTTCAGAAGTATCGATGTCCCGGTTTGCGGGCCGCCGGGACCGGAATAGAACGGCGGAGTGTAAGCTGGATTGGTAATAAAATTTGGTGAGGGAAATACGCAAAACCCGCTGACATTTTTTTCGCCGCCTTCTCCTGGAAAGAAATACGTATATGGCGGCCCGGCTGGCGGAGATCCCGGATTCTGGACCTGGAAACTTTCCCCGATGGCCGCTGTCACAGGCTCGTAAGCGCTATTTCCCAAAAGCCATTGCGTTGGAAATAATCCGTCAAGGCTTCTAAACATCCATGATACGCAACGAGTCCCCGCAATATCAAAGGCGTAACCCGTATCATTTAATCGAACTTCTTCAAAAGAATTGGTCAAATCAAGAAGCCCCACCGTTGCTTCGAACATGACAACATAAGGATAGAAATCAAATGCAACGAACGGCCCGTGCGGCGGCGGCGCCGTAATGCCTGCAATCCAAATCGGCCCAATCCAAGAAGGGTAATTTGAGGTAGAGTTTGGCTGACTGCTTTGCGCCGCGGATGTATATTGAAGCACCGCCGAACAATAAATAAACCATTGCAGTTGAGGCGAAATTGTCAGCAAAGCCTTGCCTGGCGTTTCCGCAAGGCCGGAACCGCTTGGCGTTTCCAATAAAGTCTCTGAACGTTTTAGAACCATTAGCTGGACGCCAGCGCCCACTCGCGGTTTGGCTGGATTTCGAGGTAACGAATCTGTTGGCCTGACGGGTCTAGAACGCCGGTTCCGTTTTGGGAACGTTCAACAAAAATCAGAACCTGACCATTGGCCACATTCGGGTCCGGGTCAGCTTCGTCATACGCGATGTAGCGCCGGTGCATGACGTGATTTTCAACGCCGGTCAATTGCGGTGTGGCGACCCGGTGATTGTCGTCAACGTAGGTGTATTGAATTGTGGCGCCGTCGATCAATTCCAAGGCCGGTTGCCGCCCGTCCATGCATTTGGCGATAAATATTTGAGCGCCGCTTGTCCCGCCGTCTCCGCCGTTTGCATTTACATCCCACGGCGTAGCGCCGATGTAGTCGATGCCATCCTCCGTTCCGTCCGTTGCCACGCCGTAAAGCTGAGTGACGGCGTAGAGTTTGAGCGTCGTTCCGTTGCCACCAGGGGGCGACGAGTCGAAATAAATTCCATCCGGGCCTCGGCTGACTTTGACCGTGGGAGAATTGTTGAAGCGCAACCCGCGCAACGTCTGGTGAACCCATTGAAACCACGTCGCCTCGCGGTCGCTCCCCGTCGGTATTGGAGGTTCGGACGGCATCAGAAATCCCCGCCGCCATAAATGCCGTTAAACGGCTGATAAAGACACGTCGTCCATTGCCCATATTCGTAATGGGTCGTTATGTCATTGCGGTTATTGGCCGCGTTTTGCTCAGTCGAGCGCCCTTTCTTCCATCCAACAATCCAGCCGGCGCGCGCGGGGGGAACTGGCAGGTTCGCAATTTTATACTGCATCCGAAACGAAAGCGGGTTCAGCCAAAGGCCGCCGTCCGAAACTTCACTCAGCAATTGCGCTGTCGTGTAGATTTGACCTACTCCGAAATCCGCGACATTCACCGTCCATTGGTTGGAAACATTTGTTCCATGCCGCAACACGTAGCCGCTCCCGTCCGCATCGTTCTCGTATGCGGTTTGGCCAGCTTGCGCGTGAGGGTAGAAATTCCAAATGTCGCCTGTGGTGAGCGGGTCTAATACTCCATCAGAAAAAGCGGTGTCCTGATTATCGCCGTCCGATAAATGTTGGGCAATCGCGGCAATGGCTTGCGCGGCTGTAACCGTATTGTCATTGACCGCAGTCGGATAAACAGAGTTTAATTCCTGTTGGACGAGCGAATTTGAGAGCCAAGCCACTTGCTCGCTGTTGCCTTCCAGTTGCCAGTTATCGAGAACCCATTGTTGAGTCGCGTCCTCAATGTCTAAAACTCCCTTGCCAAGTTCGAACGTGAGCCGATTTGCAATGCCTTGCGCAACGTAATCATTTTGCAGAGCGGACATTAACTGTTGGTCACGCCCTTCGATGTGGGCGCGATAGAGCCATCCGCGCACAGGATCATAATCCCAAACTTCGACCTGGCCGATTGGAAAGCTGCTGCCGACGACAGTTTGACGCATTTAAAACCTCACACGAGTATGGGAATCACCGCGACGCTCGCCCGATGTCAGCCGATCGCGAATTTGGTGCAGGGTGTGGTTTGTATCGCGGGCAATGCTATTGGCCTCATTCAATTCGGGCATCGCATACATCCCGCCGATGCGCTGCAAATGGGTCAACTCATGTTCACCGCTTCCATGTTCCCTTCGCAAGCCTCGCTCAATATCACGGGTCAATTGGCGCCCTTGCTCAATCTCGGATGTCTCGCTGGCGATGCCCGGGAGATTCTCCCTGTCAATGGCTAGAGTTGCCTGCCGCTGTTGAACTGCCTCGTCAAGCCTGTCGGCTTGCGACCGGGCGTGAGTGGCGCGTTCGCGGGCATCCGTTGCGGATTCTTCCGCATCTCGGACAATGGCGGAATTGGAATCAGACTGCCGACTTGCCGCCTCGAAATTGGCGCGTGCGGTTGCCATAGACATCGAAACGTCTTTGCCGTCCACCTTCGTGTTCACCAGACGGTTTTGTTCATTTCCGAATGCGCTGAATAATTGCGGCAAGTTATTGGATTTCCAAGCCGCGCGTAAGCTGCTTCCAGACGTTTGTGCGCCGCTGGCACCCATAATGGCGGCGAGGATGCCAGCCGCATGGTTGGCCTGCCTTTCGGCGATTGATGCATTCTCGCGTTGCGGCCCGATTCCCTGCAAGCGTTGCTCTGCCGCCTGCGCGGAAACGTGCGCTGATTCCGCCTCGGATTGCGCTTGGGTTTTCGCCTGGTTCAATACATCCAGTTCCCGCTGTTGTTCCTCCAATTGCGCCGCCGCCCGTTCTTCTGGAGATTGGTTTTGCAAATCGGCAAGCCGCTGGCGCAATTCAAATTCATGCTGAAGAAGGCGCACGCGCTCGTTTGCCTGAGCGGAAACATTGTCGCTGTCGCGTTCGCCCAAATTGGTTTCCCACCTGTGAAACGTCGCGGCGTTTTCAGCGGCTGTGCGAAGTGCCGCGCTGTGCGCCCGCAATCGCTCATTCAGATTTCCAACCCTGTCCGCCGCCAATTCCGCGCCAGCCGCCATTTCCTTGAAACCCCTATTGACGCTGTGAAAAATAGTTCCGAGGATCGCAAACCCGTCGAGCTCGGGCAAAAACCCCAAAAGCGTCTTGAGTGAAACTCTAAGATTCTGAATAATGATCGAGAGTGAACCTGGAACGCGGGTCCAGTTGCCTCTCGCAATTTCGCGCATGACGACCAAAACCTCTCGCGCGACAACCCGCCAATTAGCTGTCGCCAAAACGCTTTCTTTCAGATTGGCCGGAATAGCTGGAAGAATCTGAACCGCGAGGGTCGCCAGTTCCTGTTTGACGCCGGCAAGTAGACCTTCCAAAGCGGCAGTAGGGAGTCCAGCTCGGCGACTGGAAGATATTTGTTGCTCAATGAAATTCGCCTCTTGCAGCAAGGCGCGTCCAGCCTCTTTCGCATATCGCGCGGCAATGGCAGGCGTAGCTGCCATCTTTTGCTGATACGGCGACGTGTTTGCGTCAACAAGAAATGAAAGCGCGCTAGGCATTTTGACCTTTCTCTTTTTCTTCCGCCTCTTTTGCCTTCAAAGCTTCCCGGCGCGCAATTTCATCGTCCGCCGCCTGTTGCTGTGCGGTGTAAATTTGAAGTCTGCCGTCCAGTTCAGCGCGGCATTGCCAATGGAGTGTTGCCAGTTGCATCGGATAATCCCATGCGGTTAATCGTTTGCCACATTGGTAAAGCGCGAGTTCGCGTTCCGGTATCGTGTCCGAAATGAATTGATAGAGGCGCAAGAGTTCCGGCGCGCCCAAAAACCGGATGCTCATCCCATCGCCGCTGCGTGAAGGCAATTCGGCGCGAAAACCTTCGTGACTGGATAGAATGTAACGGCGCAAAGTATCCGAAGCTTTTTGCAGATTGTGGAATTGGGAGAGGAACGTCCACCAACGCAACCCGCATATCGGTTTACAGTTCGCCTCAAATCCTTGATGAAGAACGTGGGTGCATTGCAGCGCGGCAGCGAATTTTCGGCCAGGCGCAAGCTTCTCGAATTCCGCAAATGTCCCGGCAATGAACGGATTGTTGCGGCGATAAAGGTGCAGTTCATGGCCCAGGGAATATGGGCGCAATCGAAGTCCAAAAAGCTTCGGCGGCTCCGGCAAGACAGCCAAAGCCAGTTGAAATTCGTGCATGGAAAACTCCGTGATTAACCGGAAACGATGGCGGTCATTATCGCGTTCTGCGCGGAATCGGCGTATTTGGTCAGCTTGAGGCCATTGAGTTTCACCGCAACGCCGGATTGCTGCAAAATTCGCGCGTCGCCTTCGTAAAGATATACGCCATTGAAGATCGCGGCAGCCCCTGCGCCAAACCCTGTGGCAACGGCGCAATTGGCAATCGTGATTGCGGAAAATGCGAGCGGGAAATCGGGGATGAGCAAAGCCGCCGCGCGCGTTGCCGCCGCCGGCGTGAAGTCGATTGTAATCTCGGAACGCTCATTGAAGGCGGCTCCGGAGATGTCAAAGCCAAGCTCATTTTTGAGCTTGTATTTGTCAAACATATGTTGCGCCTCAAGCCTGTCGAGAATGAAGGTCGCATAACCGGAAATCGTGATTCCGCTGTAGCCCGTTGTCTGGCTGCCAGTGGCCCGGATGCCGTGGATAATCGCGTCGCCTACGAGTGTTTCAATCATACTGATAGGCGTTCACGGTCAACTGAGATTCGCCGGTGGATTGCGCCCAGAGGTTTGTTTCGGTGACGAAAGCGTGATTTGCCCCGGCGCTGATGCGGGCGATGAGATTGTCGAGTTTTGGGGAGTCGAAAATCAGGGCCATTTCGCCGCCCTTGGCGTTGGAAACCGTTATCCGCTTGCGGAGAAGTTCAGCCGGTAAAACAATTTCTTGCGCCTGCTTGGTGACTTTGAGCGGTTCTGGCATACAGAACAACCGCCAAGTCAATTACTGCATGATAATGACACCCGCCGAGACGCTGTTCGTTGTGACCACCGAGACGCGTTCCCAAATAGGAAGCGCGGAAAAACTGGGGTTCCATGTGTAGGTCGTTGCGGCGGTCGTCGTCGGAAAATTGGTGGCGACGTTGGTGAAATTCACATTGTCCAGGGAGAATGAAACGACGACGGCCATTGCGGTGGTTGCGGTCAAGCCGCCGTCGGAAATCAGGAAACTTCCGGGATTGGGGAGGAAGGTTGTGGCGAGAACGCTTGAACTATTGGCCGTCGTATTATTGACGGTTGTCAGCGAGCCGATGAGGATTGTTGTGCTGGCGTAAGTGACGCAAACGGTTGCCAGCAAAAGGAGGCACAGAATCCAAGAGCGAAGGGACTTTTTTCTCATCCCCCGTCGCGAATAGTCAACGCATCAAAACGCAATCGGCCTTGGGTTCTAGCCAAGGCCAAAAGTGCGCGAGAAGGGCCACTCCCTCTGAAGTTATTCCGTGAATCGTTGCGTTGCCTTTGATTTCCATTGCTAAAAAATCTCATTGCAATGCGCGTGCATGACCCACTTCCCGTTTTCCTGGACAATATGAGCGTCCAACCCAACCGCGGCACTTGGCATTGCGGCCACTCGCGCCGATAAAAACGCCTTGGCATCGGGCGGAAGATTCGAGCCTTGAATAAAGGCTGACACTTGGGCGACGGTTCCGCGCCCCTGGCCTTTCCGGTCGCGGATGATGAAAAGCTGAGTGAGCCGCTTTGAAGTCGGTGCGGCAACATTTGGCAGGCCGGGTCCGGGGGTTGTGACGGCGCGCGGACGCGGTTGAGTTCCTTTGGCGGGAATTGCGGGCGCGACAGTAGTGGCTGCCGTAGCCGGTGCGGTTGCGGGTTTAATTTCGTCTGACATACACGCTTTAGCGGCGGTCAACTTCCATCGTCATTTGTCACAGCATACGGCGTTGCAATGGCGCGGAACGTTGCGAATTCTTTCCAAGTGGTTGTATCGCGTGCGCCGCCCTCGTCGCGAGGATTCCCGCCGTCGAGAGAGACGGGCGGATACCACGCCTGACAGGTGAAGTCGCCCATATCGGCATTATTGGCCGCTTGCGTCGGGTCCGCGCTGGTTTTGAGAAGCCGCCCGTATTGCGTGATGGAATCGGCGGTCGCCCCCAAGTCCTGGTTATTCCCGGTCTGCATCAGCGCGTCCATCATGTCGGAAAAGACCTGGTCGAAATTGACGCGTGGTTGCCCTTGGTTTTCCGTGAGTGGCGGCGGAACGGCGGGGCCAATGACGCTGACTTCAACCATGAAACTCCAGATATTGGTAAGCGCAGTTTCGGGCGTGCCGGAATGGGAGCGAACTACAAGCCACACGGGGGAAATCCCCATGTCGATAATCGCGGAGTATTGCGCGGGGACGATGTAATTGCAGACCCCTTTTTGTCGCAACCAGGCGACAACGGCGCGGTCAAGTTTACTGCGAGGCGAACTGTATCCCATATCAAATGGCTGACATCTGAACCTTAAACGGATTGTGGATTTGCGAACCTTCTCCGTGCTTATTGTAACCGGCAGCGACGGCCATCGCTTTAGCGAGAAGGCTTAGCACGACATCAATGCTCGCATCGTCAATTATAAAACAACAATCTGAATCTTCGATATGAACTTCTATCTTGCCGTCATTTTCCCCTTTCAGCGGCAGAAGCTTGATGTAAGGCACCTTATAACCATCCACGACGGCGTAATGCCATTGTGGCTCGACAAACGGCCCGACTATTTCAGCATGTTTATAATTCTCGCTCACAATCGCATAGCGAGGTAAAGAGGTGATGTTTGGCGTTTCATTACTGATGGAAAATGGTTAATGGCATCGTCCAACATTTCGTCAGTTGATTCGTAGCCAATGCCAAGGAGCGCAGAATTACTTCCCGGCCTGGAATCCACTGTATAATCGTGCCAAGCGATTATTCGGAAAGGAGGCACCAATGATTCCTTGTAAGCCCCCTGTGCGCTTATCAGCGGAGTAAAAGCCCCGTCCAAAGAGATCAAAAACTCATCAGTAACGTCATCAATTGCACTCACGGATTTGAGTGCGCTACGATTGGCAATATGGCAACTCTCCGTCGCCCACAGGTAATGCCCTTTTTTCACAAGGCATCCGAAATAGAGCATTCGTTTCATTTCATTGTGTCCCATCGAAATCAGCTTTCAGTCAAACTAGCATTAACTCTGTTCATTCGGTTTGTGTTAAGAAAAACGCGCCGCCCGGAACTTTTTGCGAAGAAACCGAACGGCGCGCCCCCAAACAACGATTTCGATATTTACACAGTCCCGGCCGGTACTAAGCCAAGAGTTTCATTTATTTTTTCTGGCGTCTCAAATTGGCGTTTTTGGAGTTCCTCCTTATACCATTCTGGAACTCCGCGCGTGACGCGACGGCGCAATTGCGGCCACGCCCAATCCATCAGGTCATCGGCGATCATCGTCGCGCATTCCTTAAAAATATCCTCTGGCACTTCCTTCATCAGCAAGCCAATGTCGCGCGGGGTATTTTCGATACTTCCAGCTTCCTTGAGATGGATAAGCGCCTTGTTCCATCGCGCGTTTGTGCCGAATTTGGCAGCGAGGATTTCGATAATGTCGTTGCTGGACTTCGTTTTATGCTCTGCATCCCACGCGGCCCAGTGAACCTCGCGGAACGCTTCCGAAACGAATTTCCCCATCAGGCACTTTTTATCTTTACCGAATTGATCGTAATTCAACGGCTTGATGACGACGCCCTCGATCTTTTGACCGCCAAGGCAAGATTCGCGGTCAAGCAACGTTCTGAAATGATTCGCATCCTCAACGATTCCGCGAAACAGTTCAGGGACACATTCGAGTCCCAAATATGAAGCGATTGCCTGCTTTTCTTCTGGCGTCATGTAGGTTTCCAGCCCCGTGGTAATGTCAAACAGAATGATATGTTTGGCAGGGATGCGCGAATAGCATAGGGCGTTATGCTTTGGCGATTTGAGGTATTCTCCGCGAAACACAACACCGGGTCGGAGAAGTGGCGCGAGTTCTTCAACGGTTTTCACCGCCTCGGCAAACATCCCTTCCGGCGCGAGTATGTTGATCTGTGCGCCTTTGGAGCGGCATTGAATGTGTCCCTCTGCGTCCAATCCAAAGCCGAATTGAGAGCCATCGATTTTTTCCTCAACGATCACCGAGCCTTTTAGCAAATCGGAAATTGCGGAATGGCCAAGATTGTAAATTGAGGGATACGAATTAATCATGGCTCCCGATTATCCACGGATTGCCACCGTACTAAGCCATAATCTTACGACGGCGAAATCGCCGTCCCTGTCGGGGCGAATTGCGCCTTGCGCCGCTCCAATTCACCTTTGCCAGCCGAGTAAGTCGCCTGTTTCATCGTTTCGTCGTAAATCGCGCCCTGCAACGCCGGCGTCATCCAAGCCTGCATTGCCTCATTGTGGCGCTCATCCAAAACTGACGGTGGCCCAAGCCCAATGTTCAAGTTCCCGGCCATCGTCGCGGAATAGCCGGATTGTGTCACTGTCGCCGAGCCTTTGGACGTGAGTGAGCTTTGCGCCGCGCGTTCCACTTCAGGATCGGGCGGGACCGCCCCGCGCCGGTATCGGACATCCACGTAAGGTTCCAGCGCCTTCACAACAGCCCGCGAGGAAGCGGCGAGGAAGGCAATGGACGAATGCCGTGCTTTGACCATCAATTTTGCGGCGGCCAATACTTTCCACCAAAAAGCGGCTTTGCCTTCGCCAGGCGACAACGCCATTCGGTCAATGGCAAATCGCTGGTTTGTGGACGTGTTGTATTTGGTTCCGGGCCACATGCGAGCAAGAATAATTCGCTGGGCGAGAGATTGGCCGGACGGCGTATTTGCCGTAAGCGCAACCTTTCTCCGGCCAGATTTCAACGGCAAACCCTTCCGCTTCCCGCGTGTCGAGAGAACCACTGTGGAATCGGCACCCAGGTCGGAATCCATTTTGCCCATTGAAGCGCGCTTGGCGTCGCGGGTCGTTTTGCGGGCGATATAAAAACCAGCCGTGGCAACCATTACTTGCGGGGTGCGTTCAGAATATTGCTGAGAAATGGCAATCGCCTGATTCAACCCGGTCGTATCGACACCGACAATGCGCGTCATGCAAATAGATGGCAGTCAAAATCTTTTGAGTCGCGTGTAACTACTGAGAGTCATAAAGTAGCACAGTAAATTATACGATTAGAGCCTAAAAGACACCTATGTGACAAAATGCCCATAATTGACAAGAGTCATTATGTCTCACTTTTAGGTTGCAAGTCCCTGATGAGTATGCAGGTAATATCCCCGATGACCCGACATAACGGTCGCCCTATGATGGATTCGGTGGAAACCCCACCCGACTCTTTCCACGCCGTCTCGCATCAAGACGAAGGCACTTTCCTTGATGAAATGTCCGCCCGATATGATCTCCCCGTCGAACGCGCCGCCGAGATAATTGAGGACGTAGAGGAACATCTGGCCGGTCGTTTCCAGGCCGAAACCGCCAGCACGGATTTCATGCGGATGTTCCGCGATGGCGTGGGTATCGTGATTTCCGCCCGGACATGGCGTCAACAGGGTCATTTGCTTCGCTGCCTTCTACTCGCCCTTCGCTGGCATCATTTACTCGACGGCGTTTCGACTCCCACAGAACTTGCCCGGCGCCTCGGAATGACAAAGGCGAACACGGACAAATTCTATTGCATGTTCCGTGATTCGTTGCCGGACGGATTGAAGGTCCTTCCCGCAGCACCCGGCCAGCGCGATGAACAAACCCGCGCAGGATTCGCGGACATCCGCCGTCAACAGGAAAAGCAGAGGACGACATGAGCGCGGAAGTCCAACTGTGCGTGACATGCGGCGAGCGGGCGAAAACGAATCGCTTGCACTGCGATGAATGTCGCCGGGTCTGGCAGGCTGACTCTAGCCGCGCGAATGGAACCCCGCCGCGCCCGACGCGGAATTTTAACGGGAAATCGCTTCAGTATAAATATATTTCCACGCCTGAATTTATTTTGGGTAAAACGCCAATCAGAACGCCACATGTATGAGCAAATCCGTTGAAACCTACGAGGACGCCGCTGCGCGCCAAAAACGCAAAGCCGTCGAATCCCACATCGCCTCCATTTGCAAAGCCGAGGATAAAATAAAATCCCTCCGCGGCGATTTGCAGGGATGCGTTTTGGACATCGTTAATTTATTCATCGCCCAAGGCAAGGCACTCCAAAGCATTTGCGGGCGCGAACAAATCACTTTCGATTTTTTCAACGGTGAATCCACCCGGTGCATCCAGGACAAATTGCCGTGGGGTGATGATTCACGAGAAGCCTTTGCCATCGCCAAACGGCGCATCGCCATTGCTGCCGCATTCCCAACCAAAGTGACGAAGTGGGATGACATCGCGCCCGACGCTCGCCGGAACCTTTTGCAGCAATTGGAATTATTGACCGTTAGCGAGCGCGGCTTGCTTGGCGACGGCGCGGCGGATCGACCACAAGACACACTCACCATTTTTATCGCGCATGTCACGCGATTCAAACAGGACTTCTTAAAATGCGTGCGGGAAAAACCGTTGCAAGAGCGGGACCCGGAACAATTGCGGGATCTCTTTCGCAAGACCGATTGGGTCGATGAAGTTCGCCAACAATTGAAAACATTGATTGACGCATGAACGGAAAGCTTACCGGCATGGCAGTCGTTTACGGCCTTAGGGAAATAAAGCCAATTGACGCGCCGCAGTTCAAAGGTTTCCGCATGAAACTGAGAATGCGCAGTGGAAAGCTTGCTAAACTTTTCGTCCGCACATTCGACGGCGTTCGTGAATTCTATCTTGAAAATTGCGGGGATACGTGGAAGCCCCATGAAATAGGCCGCAACGTCCACCTCAAATGAGCGGTAAATTCTACGCCGTTGAACTTTGGCATGGCGAAGATGGAAGTCGGAAACGGGTGCCGCCTCGAACCGTTCCGCTCATAAAACAATTCGTGATGGAACCGACAGTGCAACAGGCGCGTGAAAATATCCGTCTCGCCCTTGCCGCAGGTTTTATCGGCAAACTGCCAATGCTCATCATCCACCGTGAAATCGGCGAAACCACATTCATCCCCAAATGAAATGCCGGAAAATGAGCCAGTGGAACCGCCGGACGATTACGAGCGCGTTCAAAAAATCCTCGAAACGTTTTCGGATGCCGAGCGCAAAAATCTAAGCGTCCTTTACGCCAAATATTGCAACGGAGAAACCGCCAAGTGGCAGGAAGAAAAGCTCATTGCAAAGGGCATCATCATTCCGCCAAAACAGGACACACCACAAACCGGCGAACTTCCTGACGCCGAATCGCAAGCCTCGCTCGCGGCCATTCTCGCCAAACATTTCGCCGGACGCATCGCCATTGATATTTCAGAACAACAGCTTGGACATTGGCGTAAGGGGCGCGGATTGTCCGATGGCACGCCGCCACCACCGCCCAAGGTCAATAATCGGTTTCCCACAAAGGAAATCGCCAGGTGGATTGAGCAATACATTTTGCCATCTCACACAGTCATCGCGTCCGCAGGCGAGGCTCCAGAGCAAGACGTTTTCCGGTTGGCCGCCCGCAAACGCGCCGAGGAGGAAGTCGATAACGCCGCCATCACCCGCATCAATCGGCAGGTAATTGAAGGCTCTTATCAGCCCGTCGAAAAGCACCTGCGCGCGCTTCGCTTCATCGGGACAATCCTTAATCAGAATGTGACGGCATATGTAGAGCGGGGCATCGCCGGTGATTTGTTGAAGGTTTTCGAATCGTCCGGTTTGTCGCCTGACCAGAAGGCCGTACTTGCATCCGTGATTCAACCCGCCTGCCAAAATGCGGCAGATGCGTTGCGCGCCAGCCTTGCCGCCGCGTTGCGCAAAGCCGCGGAGGAAACCTATGAAACGCCGTCACGCTAAAATCCCGCCTCAAATTACGATGGCGGACATTGCCGGCGCGGTCGCTGACCAACTCGCGCCTCCGTTCCGAGGTGAAATTTGGGAATTCTTTAAAGATGTTCCTATGGAACGTGGTTTCGCCAATGAGGGACGCCCATTCAACATCGAGACGGCTTTCTATTTGACCGAGGTGATGCGGGAGATTCGCCGCCGCCCATTCGGGAAATTTGTCAACATGGCCGCCGTTCAAACGCTGAAAACCAACGGCACCATTGAGCAACCCGCCGGTTATTTCATCGCCAATGATCCGGGCGATATGGCGATTTATTTTCCCGGCGACGAGTCGGCTTTCGACCAGGGGAAAACCCGCCTCATGCCTTACATCCGATCAAGTTCCTCGGTCGCGAGGATTATCGACAATGTTTTGGCCGCTGGCCCGGATGGACGCTTCAACATCACGACGGATGAACTTTATTTGCCCGGAATGACGCTGCGCATATGGCCGCTGAATAAAAGCTCAACGCAACGAATCACGCTCCGTTATGTTCTAATTTCGGACGCCTTTCTATCCGGTCGCACCGGTCTTCTTAAGGAGGCGATTGCCCGAAAGACCGCGCACGACAACGTCACCGGCTTGCGCGATTACAAGGTGATTATCGAAAGCCAGGGCGGCGAGGAAGATGACGATTTCGATTCGGAATGGAAAACCACGGACCAGCGAATTTTACATGTCGCGTGTCCACTCTGCGCAACTTCTCAGCCATTTGAATGGCATCGACCGCGCCCCGACGATTTCATTGCGACTCCCCCGACGGATATTGTCTCACTTGACCGCCAGGCGTGGATTGAACACTGGACGCCAATTCTCAAAAAGGAAGATCGCCGTCACGCCGGCATGAAGCGCGGAGATTCCGTGAAACGCGACGATGGCGCTTACGACGACCGTGAAATCCTGCGTCAAACCTATTACGAGTGTTACCATTGCAGCGGGGCATGGCGGGACATTCCCGAAACTCGCCGGAAGATTGACCATTCATCGACATACGTCGCTTCCAACCCAAGCGCGCTCCCGGAAAACATCGGCCATTGGTGGCCCGCATGGTGCGGCCAGCGCCTCGCGTGGGGCGGCATCATGCTCGAATACCTGCAAGCCAAACGCTCCGCATCGATGGGAAATTACGACCCGCTGAAACAGTGGCATCAAAAAAAGGGCGCCCGCACATGGAGCAGTGCGGCCATTCGACCAGTTATTGAAATTTCACCCGGCAGTTATGATCCTGTCGAGCAAATCCCGGATGAATATTGCCGGAACATGGGAGTCGATTGCCAGCAAGACCAGGATCATTTCGACCGCACGGGGCAATCAATTACCGGCTGGTTTTGGTATTGGGTCGATGCCGTCGATAAGATGGGGAACACGCGGCAACTTGCGCGCGGGTTTTGCAAATCATGGGAAGCGTGGATTGCCGTTCAACAACAATGGAAGGTGCCGAATGATCGAGTTGTTATCGACATCGGGCATTGGCCGGACTTGATAATCCAGCGCGCCGCGGCGGAACGGCAGATCGTCAAGCTGGAAAAGCCCATGATGCCGTTCAACATCCGAGAAAAGGTTGCGACATGGCTTTTGCTCGCGGGCGACCCAACTTCAAACCGCATCAGTTGGAAGCACGCCGACGGAAAATACCGGCCGTATTCGCCGCCGCAGCCTGTCATGGCGACAGTTTTCGAAAAGGACGGCACGCGCAAGGTCGTTCACCTGAAAAAGATTCTGTGGAGCAATGTGGCGTTTAAGATGCAATTGGATGCGATACGGAGCGGCGCCCCGGGAATGCCGAAATTCGAATTCCTTGACCGCTCGCGTTTGGATGAAATGACGCTGCAAATGGAAAGCGGAGTCGCGACGTTTGACCAGCAGATGCAAAATGAATTTTACGCATTGAAGAACGGCAAAGACCATTACTCAGCTCTCGCTGGCCGCAAAGATGTCCATTACCGCGATTTGAAATGCATGTTGCTAGTAAGGCAGGCTATCGACGGGATGCTTGGACATCTCGCGATTACTCAGCCGCCTTCACATGGACCTTGATTCCAAAAGTAGAGCTTTCGCCACAATCTCATCCGGGATGTCGAACCAGCCTTGGCGCCCTCTCACTGGGAATGGTTCTTTGAATGGACGAAGGTTTCTGGTGAGCCACGCAAATCGGCCACAGGTGTAGTTTCCAAGATCAGCTTCAAGCTGGCTTATTTTCACTGGAGCTCCAATGAGATGGAAATCTTCCGTTGGAACGCAGTCGTAACACTCGACGGCGCAAATGGCTTTGCCATACGGAAGGCTTCTGACTAAATACTCAAAGTCATTGAATCCGAACCCCATCTTATCCCACATAAGCTCACAAACCCGCTGCGATGGAAGTCGCCATGATTTTGCGGCACAGACAACAATGTCCCCGCGAATGTGACAGCGCCGTCCGCGCGTTTCATTGCGCTTAAGATCAATTGCCATGAATGAGGCCCAAGGTTGCCAGAGAGAAATAGCTTTCATAGATTAGTTGAAAATATCTTCAAAATGTCCCCGGCAACATCCGTGACCGGACAATGGACGCCTGCAAATCTCGCAAACAGGTTCGCCGTACCGGGTGATGTATGGCGGTTGAATTGCCGTCACGCCCAAGACTTCCCGCTCTTGTTCCAATGAAATGTCGATGCCATTTTGAATCGGCTGCATATCGACGTGAGGGGAAGATTTCATGCAGCCTTCGCCAGCCGCGCTTTAGCCCTAGCGCGACGCATACATTCGCGTGTCGCGCGGCGACGGGCGAGCAGGGCTTCCTCCTTGGAATAGCCGCGCGCAGTTCCAGCGCCGAGGTTGTCCGGCTCTTTCGGATATGAAATCCAACCGTTCTTGATCGCAACCGACACCGTCTGTTTCGCGTGGTTAATGTTCATCACTTTGAATGTTTGGCGATTCGTTCCGCAATCCAACGCGCCACGGGGACATTTACACAATTTCCGTAAGCGCGATATTGGAAGCTATCGCTTAGTTCTGATTCCTTGCCGTTCGCGTCAATACCACTTTTGCACCATGAATCTGGAAAACCTGAAAGTCTGGCGCATTCAACGGGATGGAGGTGACGCACACGCCAATTTTGATGGATGAACTGATATGAATGTTCCCCGTTGGATTTCAGGGCGGCGGTAACGCCGCCCTCTTGCTCAGTGACCGCGCACGATGCGTTGCGGTGATATGCCGTCGGTTCGCAAACGACATTCTGATTTGGGTCAGTGGCAGTGTTCAGCGCGGAAGTTTTGTCGCCTTGCTCGAATGCGCCACAGTTGCCGGAAGTGCGGTAGGCTACACCCAGCGCTGCACCGTCGAGCGTGTGTGTTTTTTCCCCTTGAACGCCGATGCCGTTTGACGATGTTTGCGCGAGCCTCACTGAATAAGCTTGATTTTGCTCTGGTATCAGATGGCCCGGTTTTGTGCTGGAATCGCTTCCTTTGGAATCGCGCTCCTGAAGGCAGGCGGCGATTTCTGGAATAAATTCAGAATGAGAATTGAAACCACCGCTTCCACTATCCAATTTTCTGGCAACTTCCGGCACATACGTTTGGTCGCTCCCATCGTTGCAACCGTCACGTTGCGCATTCAGTGAACAGGCGATTTCTGGCACGTAAGTTTTATCGGAACTGAAAGCGTGGCCGTTGCCACAACATAACGACTTTGCCGTTTCCGATATCAGTGCGCCGCTACATTCGGCGCCTGTTCCGAATCCACCACCGCCTTTAGCGCGATTGCTAAGACACGGGGCAATGTTTTCCCTCGTTTCCCGGCTCGGCGCAAAATTCCTGCGCACGCCATCCTGCTCAAATAATATTTGTCCGCAACATCCGCCAACAGTATCCGCGACAACGAACACACGGTAGCGAGATTGGGCCAGGCCGAAAAATTCACTTGAGAGGACGCGCCAAGCTGCGTGCCGCTTGGGGCCAGCAACCATACCCGCGTCTGTCCAACTGAACGCTTCCCCTTCGACGCATCTATGCTGTCCGCCGCAATGCCGCTTCCCACCGGCGTCTGGCTGGCATCGGTCGCCGTCTGCATCGCAATCGGGGTATTCTTTGACGGTTCGCCATCGCCGGACTGATTTTGGCGGAACGAGTGGGGCATCCGCTCCCACCAATGCGGCAAGGAAACATCCGAAGGCGTTGTCTTTTGTGGAGAGCCATCCGGGGACGTTTTCAATACAAACAAGTCTTGGGTCGAGTTCATTGATTAAATTCGCTGTTACGAGACTGAGATTTCCACGGTCATCATTTAACGATTGCCGTAAACCGGCGACGGAGAATGCTTGGCACGGCGGCGAACAAAGCAACACGTCGGGGCATTCCAATTCGCTCGCCTTGAGAGTGGTAACGTCATCGTAAATTTTCGTTTTCGGCCAATGGCGCCGCAAGACGGATTGGCATTGCTTATCAATTTCACATGCCCAAATCGAAGCGAATCCGGCACGGTCGAATCCGTAATCCCATCCGCCTACGCCGGAAAATAGCGATGCGTAAGTCACGCAACCTTTGGCGAAATTACTGTCACGTAGAGAATTCGCAGGTTCATTCGATCGATTCGATGGTAACTTTGAATTTCGGTGGGTTGCCGCACAACTTGGACAAATCGAGTCTTGACACGTCTAATCTAATTGTCGCCAGGACGTAGGATGCGTCCGTTGATGCGCCAGTCAGGATGATCGTTCGCTCCATTACTTCCCGGGTGTTTTTCCACTTCGTTTCGGATTCGTACAGTTGAGCTAAAATTTCCAGCTTCATTTCGACGCGTAACGGCAGGGGCCATTTTGAAAGTTTCGAGTGACTTTGCGCACAATCTATGCCGCCGTTTATACCAGCCCTGCCGCCGTACTAAGCCATAACCTGCAAATTTCTTTCAACCGGCTTCCCGCAAGTCAATTGGCTTGACTCATCGCCATTTCAAATGGCGGAAATTCAATCCAGCGAGCCTCAGCGATTCTCGGCGGGCGACAGCCTTTATTTCATCCGGGATTTGCCGCAATACCCAGCCGAATCCGGTTGGTATCTCCAATACGAACTTCTCACTTTGACGGGCGCTCCCGTGGTCGAATTCCGTTCCGTTCCTCAAAACGATCTGCACCTCGTTGAAATTGATAACTTTGCGGAAACTTTCGACACCACCGTCCCTTACATCCTCGCGGGTTACGCGGTGAACCCGGCTGGCGCGGGCGGCGGGGCGGAACGTCATCAAATTTATAGCGGTCGCCTCGTTCTCACTCCTGACCTCGCCTCAGGCGCGACGGCCCCGGACGAAACGCCGTTTGAATTGAAAATGGTTCGCACATGGGAATGCACCGTTCAGAAGCTCGCTGCCACTTACGTCAATGAATCGGACATCGCCGGCGTCCGCCTCATGCGCATCAAACAAAAAGAGGCGTCTGACCAGCTTTTCACATGGCAGGAAAAATATAATCACTTGAAGAAAGTCCAGGACGCCCGGAATGGCCGCCCCGATCCGAGCCTTGTCCGCCCCGTATTCGCCATCTGTTAATATGAAGTTTTTTGAATTCTTCTCCCGCTCAAAGCCGGAACCCGCCAAAAGCGACGCTTCGTCAATCCCGCCTGAAATCGCGCGAAACATCGTCACGCTCTTTAACGGCTGGCGCTCCGGTAAAACGTCCGATGACTTTTTTGACCGCAACCAAATCCGCAGCCTGAATCAAAAGCTCATTCGCAGTTTCGACGCTGCTGTCACAAACAATTTCAATCAGGATTTTCGGGGGACATTCGGCAGCGCAAATTCCGAGATATTTTCCTCGCAATACGTGGCCCGCGCCCGCGCCCGCACCGTTTGCAAAGACACCCCGCACGGCAAGGCTGCCCTGCGCGTCATTCGCAACAACATCGTCGGACATCGCGGGTTTCGCCTTAAAATGCGCGTCGGCAAAAAGGACGCCACCGGCAAATTCAAACCGGAAACTGACTTAAACGACATAATCCAGGACGAATATAAAATCGCGGGGCGCCCTGAGAATTTCACCGTTCGCAAAAACATTTCGCGCAATGTCGCTTTCGGCGTCATCGCGATGTCCGGCTGGCGCGACGGCTCGCTCGTTGTGCGAATGCACCGCGGCTATCCGAATAACAAATACGGGTTTGCCGTTGAACTTCTGGAAGCCGACCGATTGCAGGAAAGCTATTGCGGCAAAAGCCAAAGCGGGAATGCGATTCGTTTTTCCATCGAGTATGACCGCTGGAACACGCCGGTGACATACTGGCTATTGACCAGGCATCCCGGCGATGTTTTCGGCACAAATCCTTTCGGCGGACAAGCCGCCCCGAAAAATTGGCGCGAGCAAGTTCCGGCAAAAGACATCCTCCATTACAACAATGTCCCTGACCGCGCGGAGGCTGATGTCGGCTTTTCAGAAATGGACGCCGCGATGCAACACATGCACAGGGACCGGCAATATGAGACAGCTTTAGCCCTCGCGGCAATCGCGTCTTGTTGCAAGCCGTTCTGGATTAAGAAGCTTTTCCCGACCGGGATGAATTTTGCCGACCCTCAGGATTTCGCATCTTTTTGGGAACGAATCAAACAGGCCGGGAACGCTGGAAACACCGGTCCGGACACCGGCGCCGCCATGCGCCAGCAGGGCATCGGCGTTCGCAGCGAAGTCGTTTCGCCCGCATCGACATGGGAAGCCGAATGGGGACAGGAACTTCAGCAGATTGACCCCAAATTTCCCATTGAGGCGGCAACGGGGTTCAAGAAGGACAACCTAGAAGCCGTGGCCGTGGCCCTCGGCATTTCCTATCAGGCATTGTCCGGCAATTTCCAGAACCTCGGCTTTTCCGCCTCGCGCTCAAGTGAATTGCCGCAACGCGATAATTTCCAATTCATCCAGGAGCATTTTATCGACATCGTTGTCCGGCCGCATTTCCGCGAATGGCTCCGCTGCTCCATCATGGCGGGCATTATTCCTGTGTCGATTTCGCGCCTGGAAGAAATTGTCGATGCCGCGAGCTGGCAGGGTGTCCGCTGGCCGTTCATCAATCCGCTGCAAGACGTGCAGGCGATGATCTTGGCGCAAGAGGCGGGGATTACTTGTCCGCAACAGATTCAAGACAATCTGCCTGATGGAGAAGATCTTGATGACCTTTACGCGATGCAAGCCGAGGCGAAAGAATTGCAGGAATTACACGGGTTGAATTATAGCGACGTGGACGTGACCCGCCCGATAATTGATAAAGGCGAGCCGGGCCAGGTGACGCCCGCGCCCGACGCAAAAGGCGCGGCGCAACCGCCCGCAAAGACGAAAACGGCGAATCCCGTGCGCCGAAGCCGGGGCTACATCGCGCGACAGGTGATCGACCTTTTGGCGCTCCAAGGCGACGGTCGCAACGGCCACAGCGATTAAATACTTTCAGGTTATGGCTTAGTACCAGGCGGAAATGTGGATAATCGCGGGATATGAAAAAAATAATTTACGGTGACGGGAAAGTTCAAACTCAACAGGCAGTGTTGGCCGATGGCACGAAATGCTTGACGCTAACCCTCAAAGAGACCGAGATGCCGATTAACAGCACGCCAGCCAATTGGCCGAAGCAGGTTGATGAGTCGGCGGTAGATTGCATTCTGGCATTCAAAAACATCGAGTCAGCGAGAACCTTACAGGACGAATTAAACGAGTTAATTGCTGTATGGAGTCGTGAGAAGTCGCCGGTTGTTTGAAAGACCGATTTCATCCCGGTTTCAGCTCAAAAAACCTCTCCGCTTCCTCCCGCACTATCAGAGCGCGATAACGCTTGAGTAATGTCCCCGCCGAATTGCCCAAAAACGCCGCCACCTTTCCTGCGTCCTGATGGTATGCGAATAGATTGCTCGCCGCCGTGTGCCGCAACACGTCCGCCGGCCAGCGTTTGAAGCCTAATGCCGCGCGCAATCCCCGAATTCCTCGCCGCCTCACCGTATGCGACATGGGCAACGGCGCTTCCAGCTTCTTGGCTAATTCCAGCCATTCGACCGCCACCGGGATTAGGTTCAAATCGATGATCCTGTGACTGCGCGTTTTGGTTTTCGCACCGGCGACCCGAATCCGCTTTTGCTTCAAATCAATTTCATCCCATGAAATCTTTTCCGCCTCAGCCTCTGGGCGCAACCCAACGAACATCGTCAAAACCAGCCAACCAAGGAACCGGGGCCGCTCCGCGACGCACCATTTGAGAGCCTTCCGGCATTGGGCGACCGTGAGAATCTTTGGAGCCTCAATCGTCACCGACACCGGCTCGACCCGGCGACAAGGGTTTTCGGCAATGTAACCCTTGCGCCAGGCGAATTGGAATAGGCCCGACAGCAAGCCCAGGGCGCTCTGGCGCGTTTGCGCACTCTCACTACGGCTGGCAAACCACGCCTCAATGTCAGTGGACGTGAATTGCGAAACGAGCATCTGGCCGCGACCACGCGAGAATTGGGCGAGGTAGCCGCGCAATCGCTTGATGTAAGTGTCCCGCCGCCCGGAAGCCTCTTTAGCCAGCAAAACCTCGGTGACGACCTCGGATAGCGTCTTTGCCGTAGCGGTGGACGTGGCCCGATGTTGCCGATAAAACTCCCACACCTCGCGCAACGATTTTTGCGCACGGACGATCTCCGCATGGACCGCCAAGATTTCCGTGCGCTCCCCGGCTGACATTGATACCCAAACATCGCCCGACGTGCGCTTTTGGGCGTTCAACTCTTCGAGGGCCGTTTCCGCCGCGATTTTCGTTTTGAAATATCGGCGCCCTTGCCCGAAACCGCGAGCATCCAGGCAATACCGCTTCGTCCCGTTGGCTTTGGTCGTAAAAACGGTCAT